TCACAATTCAACGTAGCCATTACCTCTATCATCAAGGTATTTATCTGTCATTCTCATAGATTTGTGGCCAAGTATTTTCTTTGCAAACTCAGCACTTTTTTCTTCTTCATATAATCTTGCAGATAAACTTCTAATTTCATGAAATGTTGGTTTATTTTCCAAATACTCAGGTAGGGCTTCGATAAACTTACCTCTTAATGTTTTTGCTGTGGTATTGCCACAGATTTTATCTGAGTTCCTATTCATGAGATTTAAAACATCTTTAATAGAATAACCAATAGACTCAAGTCTTAATGAGAGTGGTATTGCTACTTTAGAACCTGTTTTTATTTGGGTGACATACAGCCTATCATTTTTTATATCATCCCACTTCATATTGATAATATCGCTAATGCGCTGAGCTGTAAGGACCGCTAGTAGAAACATATGCCTATATTTGTCATTTGTGTGCTCCAAGGCGTATTTAAACTCTTCTAGCGATAACCTTGAGCGCTGAACGCTTGTTTTTGGCGGCTTTGTCACGGAAACGGGATTTTCCTTTATCACACCATCCGCAATGGCTTCATTAAAAGCATCTAGCATAGTGGACCTTAGTAATTTTGCCATTGCCTTTTTAGGGTACTCTGAAATAAATGTGGCTACATCTCTTGGTGTTACATTCTCAATTGGACAGTCATTAAAGTGTAATTTGATTAACTTTATTCTTGATTCGTAATCGTAGAGCGTCTTCTCTTTTAACCCCCGGCTGTTTACCTTCCCCCTATAAGTATCAAGCCACTCATGCAATGTTACACAGTGAACATTATTAATTCTGTCAACTAATGGCTCTTTAGGTTTATAAATAGCTAAATTGGCTTGTATGGCTTCGGTTATTGCCAATGATTTGTTTGAGCCAACAGAAAATTCCTTTTTAGTTCTTACATCCCTGTAATAGTAAATCCCTTTACGCAAATACAAGTTAGGCGGTAGCCCCTTGTTCTTTGCACTTCTGCTTCTGCCCATTAATTTTCTCCATTAAATATTGCGGTTCCCTTACCATTTTGTCATTTGTTAGAATTGTCCACGGCTCTAACTCATATTCTCTACCAACCTTTTCTGGAGCAGGGTATAACCTACCTTCCTTTATATAGCGAGATAATTGCCGTGGACTTCTAGGTTTGGCGAAATATTTATTATTCCATTCTGATAATGTAATTCGTTTCATTGATTATTCTCCGTATCCTTCATCATTAAAAAAACTTCCATAGCGCCACGGTATGGGTTTTTATTTACTGACATGAAGTCATAATCAAGGCAGTCAGCTGTCCATTTATTAGAATGGTACATTGGTGATAACCCTATTTTATTTTCAATAATAATCGGCATTGCGTCTGATGGGTTATTGCATGGGTCGTATATTTCATCATTGACAGTTACATGCCCGAATAGGCTGGATTCCACTTCGTACTCATCGCTAATGAATATCAATTCAGAGACCTTTTTATTAATCTCGAAGTCAGAGAGTTCGGTGTATTTATTCATTATCATCTCCTAGTATTTCATTAATAGTATTTCTGATGTCAATTAACTCTTGTTTTGACACATCTATATTCCAAGATGGAGTATTTAAAACAAAGCAATCTTTTGTTGTAGGTTCAATCTCAATACAATCTTTGTAATTTTCTAAGCTAGCATAATATTTATCTTTCATTCCATACCTCTCCACAAACAACTTTAACATTCCTTACTGACATTAAATATTCAGCACGTTTATTGTATTCCGATTGCGTGTATATATCTTCCGTTACAGGTACAGTAGAACCCTGTATTAGCATGAGTAATACATATTCAATTATTTGCATGAATTGTTACTCTGAATTTTAGGTATAAAAAACCCTGCTAGTGCAGGGTGATGATTTTTAAATTTCATTAGCTCTTCTTTTTGCCTTCTTTGTTAATTTATCATAACAATAATTCATAACAAAAAAACTTATCAATGAGAAAAAGGCAATTAAAAAACTGAAATATGATATTAGAAAAAACATTCCAATAAACGGAAATGTAAATGATAGAAATTTAAACATACCAAAAATTCTATACTTGAAAATTATTATTGTTTCTACTTTATCAAGCTCATTACTAGATGATATAAATAATGAGAAAAGAAAAAATGAATTTAATGAAAGAGACATGGAAAATGAAAATATTGATAAATATATTTCTATTAACTCAATTACTCCAGCCGATTTAAAATTAAAACTTAGCATTCCTATAAAAAAAGTTGCTGAAATTATTGATAAGGATGCTGATGATATAAAATAAAAATTGTACTCCTTGTTTCTATAATTTTCATCGGCAAGTAGGTCGATCTTTTTTCGCATATAAGGCGTATGTGAAAATAGTTTTCGATAAGATTTTATATGTTTATTTTCCATGATATTGATAAATATTTTTCAGGATTACGTTGTCATGACTTTACTTTTTTATATAGTGAAACTCAATAACCCATACCCAATCTTTATTCATCCAGCTATCAATTCCGTATATGCTAATCCATACAGCGGCGAATTCAGACGTGCATGAGTTCAATTTCCTATCGAGTCCTTCGGCTTTGGCATCGCTTTCGCTGATATCATTTACTTGCTGCAACCAAATATCAGTAATTTCAATTTTCCCTTTGATATTACCGTCCTTGTTTGCAATGTTGATAATGTCGCCAATCTCACCATACGGGCAATCAACATCAACAAATCCATGCCGCCATGCTGCGCATACTTGCTCTGATAGTGTGTAACCACCTTGCCATGCGCTAAGATAGCGTAACCCATCTTCGGTTACTTTTGGTTGTGGTTTAATCGGCCTGCGTGTCTGCGTTTTTCTGCCATCTATGACAGCCTTTAGCATTACATCGTTAAACTTGATTCTGTCTTTCATATTCATTCCTCTTCATTACATCCCTGCGAGTTAAATTATCATGCGAACTTTGGTAGCTTATTACCTGTAAGTTCCTCTGCGTCCTTCATAAAGTCGGTGGCTTGCTCTTCCATTCCAACGCCGAAATCATATTTATGAACCGCTTTAGCCATTAAGAAAGCGCCAGCAAAAAGCACTTCTTTCAACTTTTCATTTTCTTCTTTGAGTTTATCTGTCATATCTATCTCCTGTTTGCATCCTTGCACTGAGTAATGGTTATATTCTTTGGTTAAACGGGTAGGGTGGTCAAAACGGGATATCAGAGTCATCGAAATCCATTGGTGGCTGACTACTCTGTGCTTGCGGTTGCTGTGGTTGTCCCCATCCTTGAGACTGTGACTTCTGGCTTCCTGCCTGATTACCACCGTTACCGCCAAAATCCAATTGGTTAACGACAATTACTGGAGCTGATTTCTTCTCGCCACTCTGGCTTGTCCATTCTTCCATGACGAACTCACCAGTAACCGTAACCTTTGTTCCTTTGGTTAAGTATTCAGGTAGCTTTTCAGCTTTAGAACCAAACATCTTACAGATAACCCAAGATACTTTTTCGTGCTCTCCGTAACCTTGTTTCACTGGCAAACTAAAAGATGCAACCGCTTTACCATTTGGCGTCCATCGCTGTTCGCAATCTTTACCTAAGTTTCCACTTGCCGTTATTGTGTTAATTGCCATATACACTCCATTGATTGCCAAATTGAATGCCTAACTTGTTTAACCCCTGATCCATTACCTCAATGAACTCAGGTACTAACTCGTCGAATTCTTTCATCATTTTTTCGTCACGCTCAACAGGGAAATATGCGATTTCTTTCCCTGCCGGCATGCGTGGGTCAAAATTTGCAAAGTGCCAGATATCCTTACCTGTAACCCACATGGAATATTGAACTTGAGCCACATATTCCTTTTTCATTGCATCGATTCCATTCAATGCCAAGTCTATAAATACGTCCGTGTTATTAGGGCATTTAAGCTCTAATCCAGAGCCATCACTGCAAATGCCGTCTGGTGAGCAAGCCATCCGTAGTTGCTCATCTTTAAATATTATTGGCACTTCCTTTACCGTTAATCCGGTGTAAAACTCGAATGTCATCCTTGCTTCTAGTTCGTAGTTTTTACCCCAGTCCAGCGTCCTTGCTGATACTTCCTTGTAAACTCCTGTACAGACTTCACCAATAAGTGTGTTTAAATATGTTTTCTTTGTGTCTGTCCATTTTTTCCCTGACTTTGGCTTAGAGATAACTTTCCATGCCTCAGAGGCGGTTACAACACCGAGCCTGATAGACATCCATTCTTCGCTTCCTTGCTCTATTTTGGTTAAATCGATGCCTGTTTTGCTTAGAATGATGTCATTACTAATCATTTCCCTTCTGCCTTTTTCCTTAGCATGTCGATAATGGTATTGGCTTCAAATGCGGTTAATTGCTCTGGATGGGATATTTGATGGTTGAATTTTTTACTAATGAATGTGAAAAAAGCATCACTCCACTCGCCATTAACTTTAAGCATCAAGTCCGTGATAGCCTTTAATTGATCTTCACTTGCTGGCGTTATGTCCTTTGCTTTATTTGCTGGCACATCAAAATCATTGCCTTCGCCTGCCTCGGTGTTCACATAATCAATGGCTTGATCTAACCTTTCACGACGAGGCCAGTATTTACTTGCTCTTTTCACGATTGTTTTACGAGCCATCTCATCCCACCATGTTTTCCATGGCCCATTTCTTGATTTACTTGTAGCTTCAACAGCTTTTATCTCATCTAGCCTCATCTCTTCCGTGAGATAGTCACCACTTGCTGTTTTCACTGTGCAATAACCACCAATAACACTACCTCTGTCACTAAATGCGTTATATTTGTGGGTTGGTGGGGTGTCTAGACCATTGGATTCATAAACGTCATTTTCATGCACTAACTTGCATTGACCCCATTCGATAGCTTGAGTCGCTTGAGCTAAGTGCATAAGCCCCATGTAGCTAATATCAAGGCAAACAAAACCTTTCCTTGGCACTAAATACGCCAGTTTGCTTGCTGGATTCAATGTGATCCCAATCGCTGCGACGTTAATAATGGCGTTCTGTGCGCTAGCGGGGTTTTCCATAGCCACTCTTGCTAGCTCATCATTTCGTTGAAACGCTTGGATTGCGAACTGGCTTTCCTTAGCCCATGTGATCGTTTGATCTGTCAGTGCGTTACAAAACAATGGTTCTTGTTGCTGCACAAACTCAATAATTGACGTGCTCACAATACCTCCTTATCTATCCCAATCTGTATTGCTGTTCTAATTCCATCTAAAACTGCATCAAGTGCTTGGGGGCTAATTTCAAATACCGGATTTAACTTCCTTGCCAAATCCATGCACAGTAGTTCTTCGGGCAGGCTATCCATAACCTCATCAACTGATATTTTATCTTCCTGAGAATTAACAAACGCTTCTCGTTCCATTTGGCGTTCGTACCAGTCGTTTCTGAGTCCGTATGTATTCGTTAACATAGAGCCTCCTTAGGTAAACGCGCGCTCCTTGCGTGTGTTAATTTCATGCTGAATGAGGTTTGTGCGCTCCATAGACACTTTCATTTTCCATTGAAAAACTAAGTCGTCGATTTGCTCATTTGTCATTTCAGACTCTCGCAATAGTGCGAATATCTGATGTTTTATGTGTTTCTGCTTTGCGTTCATGCTGTACTCCGTATGCTGTTTTTAATGTTTCGTTTGCTTCGCTCCATCCGTCCTCGTCCGTGAGAGATAAAGCAATTCCAGCTTTACTTTGGGCTACACGTAATTTGTATTTATCAATATTCATGCTTACCTCTGGATGTGCGAAATCTGCGCTAATCTTGCGATAGCGATTGTTATTTGGTTTCTCTGGTGTTGGTGCGGTAGGTTAATTACCTGATGCGCTCAGGCTAGCAAGCCAGCTTACATAAATCCTCCGATTCAAACGGTGCTTAGTAAATATGGCGAGACCGATTTATCGCCTTTGGTTTATTGGTCTAAAAAAGCTATCTCACCACAGCCCACCTTGATGGACTGTAATTAGTTAACTGTGCCTGCTTTTAACCACGTCAGGCGAGGTGGTTCCTTACATTCCCCAATGCAAGAAATTTGTGTATAATTTAATCACCCCAATGCAAAGAAAAGGATTGAACTAATGAGTATTAAAGTAATTTCTGATGACAACCCTGTTAAACGAGTTGCTTTTGATATGGCGCTAGCTTTAGCCGTTAAACAGGATTCTATTAAAACTCCTGAGCAACTTATGGCTGAAATTGAATCGCTTTATCCTGAGTGTTTAGAAGTGGCTGAAAAGCAATACAAAAAAGAGACTCCACCTCCAATGGGGGTTTTGCTAAAAAGTACAATCTAAGACTTTAATTTCTCTATCTTTATGTGATGCATTTTTAAAAACTCTTCTAGCGGAACTAAGTCCATAATGGTTGTTCCGCAATTTAGAGTTAATTTAGTGATTGGTTGCCCATCTGACAAAGTCTCTTCCTTTATTGAAGAAATACTTTCTGTCTTAAAGAAAATTCTTGCTCCGTCATTTCTTAGATATTCATACATTTTTAAGTTAATCATGTTTAATCCTATCTCGCCGTAACCCCGAACCCACTGCTCGGCTGTTTTGTTTTAACTCCTGAAAATACTGCTACATTAGGTAAGCAACAGTTATCTACCGATGGTTGGTATTTAGGTTCAATACTTCTAGTAACTGGTATGTGACTTAATGACAGTGTTTTTTCTACTGATGTAAGTCTTTTCTCCTGAGGAAATACTGATTCTAATTTCAACTCAATATTCTTTTTTGCAATAGCTTCTGCTTTCCGTCTGGCGTGACGTCTATTTGCAGATGCTCCACGTAAAAACTCAGGCTTGCGTGATTTTTTAACTGTAATAGTTGCCATATATCCTCCAAACAGTTGGCTTTGGTGATTGGCATAGTCATGTGACTAATCATGATCCGCTATGCGAAAGTGGCTACGTCACGCCATCTTCTACACCAATCCCAAAACCTTCTGAGAAGGTTGACGCTTTATCAGCGTCACCGTTCTGATAGCTAATACACAGCTCGCCATCATCGTTGTTAAAGAACATCAACGTGCTGTGTTCCGTTGATGGATAGTATATTCACAAATTGTGATTTTAATGTCAACCACAAAATGTGTTTATTTATTTGTTTTTAAATTAAGTCGATGATTTGAAATATAAAATAAATGGTAAATAAACACGGAATGTGTTGTTTGTCACATAAGATTGGAATGGAGATCACTTCTTTGGAGGGGAGAGGGTACAAAAAAGCCCTCGCGGGGAGGGCTGGTACGGAATTACTGTTGTGAAAGAATAAACTGAACCTGAAAATCTCTTAAAAGCTCATTTGTCCGGATAGTTTTCACATTAAAATAGTCGCATATGTCAGGTATTTTAGGTTTGCATCCATTGTTTTTATCTCTAACCTCGTGAGTAACTACGGTGGCATTTGTTGTTTTTGCCTTAGCGATAATCCATGGGTCTGCTACTGATAAGAATTTTTGAATGTGTGGTAGGCTATTTTTATGTCTTGGGGCATATTCTTGTTGAACATAATTAGCTATAGCTCTAAAGTTCATTTGAGTTTCTTGATCATCAACACTTTGAAAACAATGCATTATACCTTTTGACCAAGTACATATTTCATCGTCCTGCTTTTGTAATTCATCAAAGACATTTCGAATGCTTATTAATTGTCCGTCCATGAATTTAGACCCCATAAACTCCCAAAATCCAGGGCATAAGTCAAAGCAGTAATAATCTTGTTGCGCTTGAATAAATATGTTTGCATCAATTAGATAGCTCAAAGCCCAAACTCCTTCTGAGCAAATTCATACAGTTTATTAGGTTGTATTCCTGTTAAGCTCTGAGCTTCTCTTAAAAGCATTTTTCCTTCCAATGCTTGAGTCACAACAGCAACAGTTAGCCTCTCACTACTTCTAACTTTCTGGTTTCGATTATAATCACCGCCACTAGAGGTGCTTTTCTCATTTATTAAACTTACGTACCGACTATATTCATGTTTGGATATTAGTTTTAAGTCTAAGGCTCGTCGCACTATCACCCAACTACTTACTCTGAAAATGCTTCTTAGATCATCAATGTTCTCTTCAATAGATAAGGATTCGTTCCATTTTTTTAAGAATATTACTTCAGGAGTTAAATACTCTGCCGCAGCTGCATTACAAATCATTTCCTCTTTCTCTCTGGAGTTTATAGATAGATCGGATATAGCGGATTGACCTAAAACCAGATGAGCAAGTTCATGAATCAGCGTAAATATTTGAGCTGCCTTTGCATCATTAGTGTTAATGAAGATAACAGGGGCTATCTTATCTGCTATACAGAACCCTCTAAAATCATCAACGCTAATCGGTCTTGTATTATTGTTTTTTACAACACCGCTTCTCATCACAAGGATCCCTTGAGATTCTATCTTTTTTACTAATGCAGAGAAAAAATCCTTCCACTTACCTTTTGTTGGTGGAATTTGAATATCAATATGCTCTTTAATTGTAGCTACAATTTGTTTGGGGTTACTATTAGGAGGAAGCTTTCCTACCAACTCTACTTCAGGAAGGCCGTTGGACAAGGCGTAGTCTTTGTACCAGTCTTGTTTAATTAACACATCACTAATAGTGTCTTTTAGTGCTACGCTTATCTCATTATTCCGGCTACCTACCGTTCTTCTATCTGGAATAGGTAGTTTTTCCTCTGGAGGTGTATTTAGGTATAAATAGCCAAATGGTATTTTTGTTATATTTGCATACCTTTGAGCTTGGGCAAAAGTAATTGGTTCCTTACCTTCTTCCCAAGCAATTATTGCATCGACAGGCTTTTTGAATTTTTCAGCAATATAATCCACAGAGAGAGATGCTCGGCATCTCGCCCATGTAAGTATATTATTGTTTATAAATGCCTGAGCCATTGCATGCCTTGATGTATTATTCGCTATGTTATTAAGATAAGTATGTGTTTGATTAAATAAAATATCAATTCGGTTATACCTATTATTCCAAGTGCATCACACCAACCACACTCTAAAACGTGTCGTCACCCAAAAAAGCAACCTCGCACATCATCTTCAACGAGCCTAATGGCGTCAGAGAAACTACCTAGCATTATTTCATCGTAGTTGTGCCAGTTACTATTTTTATCCATCCAAAGCAGAGACCATGAATTCGAATATCTATTATGTGTGATTTTTGCTATAGGTTCTTCTACTCTGCCATCACTCCATATTAGTTGCCTAATTTCAAAGATAATTACTGAGTCGTCCTCGATGCGATACTGTAAATCTAATTCATCCCTTAGGTGTTCTGCTGGGCGACGCTTTTCCATGAAAAATTCCATACACCGTCTAATATTTGCTATCTCAATATTACTAAACGCCATATTTCCTCCTAAAACGTGTCGTCAGGCCATTGTGATTTGATTACCTTACCTATGATTGTGCAATTCCCGTTAATAGGGATCAGATCGAAGCGAGGGTTTAATGGCTCTAGATACTCAATTCCACCATCTCTAATCAATCGTTTGAATGTGAATTCATCATTCAGTAAACGCGCGACGCAAAAATCTCCGAACTCAACTTCTTCCTCTGGATCAACCAAGATAAGCATTCCTTCTGGAAAGCTTGGCTTGCCTCCTGGTGGTGCTGTCATTGATTGACCTTCAACTTCTAACCAGAAAGAACGTTCACTAGCTTTCTTAGCTGTAGGTATCCACGACACAGCATCTTTCTGGGTGTATGAGTTAAATTCTGTTGAGAAAGCGCCGGCCTGTACCTTTGTGAATAGAGGGTATTCATAATTTTTGATCACTTGCTCACTTTGACTGCCAAACATTAATTCGGCAGGTGATATACCAAGAGCTTCACTTATAACAATCGCATCATCAGCGCTAATCTTGCGCTCTCCAAGCTCATAGTTTCCTATTCTGGACGCAGCAGAGTAGCCGCACAATTTAGCTAATTGAGCTTGACTTAGCCCTCTTGATTCACGAATGGATTTTAACCTTTCGCCAATAACTTCATTTACTTTTTTCATGTATACCTTTTAACACAAACCGTGATAAATGTATTTAAACGTTTTGTGGTTGACAGTTAATCACATATTGTGTGTAATATTGGAATAAACAAGGAGGATACACACATGAACAATATCGCAGAACAGCGAAAAAAACTGGGAATTTCTCAAGCTGTTTTAGCTTCATCAATAGGATGGGGGCAGTCACGAATTGCTAACTATGAGTTAAACATTAGAACTCCTAGCTTAAATGACTGCCGAGCTATTGTTGAAGCATTACAAAAATTAGGGGCAAATTGTTCTTTAGACGACGTTTTCCCTCCAAAAGTAGCTTGATTTCACCACGTTCTTTAACAACCGCAGGGTTCTTGACTGCTACGGAGTCGCTGATAAAGCGACAACTCTTCCCCCAATATCAACTCATACGGAATGAGTCACGGATCATTATTGTCCCTTAGTTAACTCATAAGGACTTTAAACAATGGAATGCGCAAATACACGCAAACAATTCAATCAATTTATCTCTAACCACCTAATAGCTTCAGCATTACAAGCATTGAGAAATAAAACTCAGTCTGCCGTGGCTAGAACGTTAGGTGTTCATGATTCAACTATCCTACGTCGAACTGAAAAATATCCTGAAATATGCGAAACGCTTGTCGCATCGGGAATTATTGATTTTGTGATGGAAGGAGAACGAAAAATCTCAGAAGAAGAGTACCGATTTTTGTGGAAACAAATGGGTGAACTTTCTCAAATGAAAATAAAAGAAAACGCCTCGATTGCGGCAACAAACGAGGCGTGTTGTTCAATGGAATTCACCATTTAACGTACAAATACACTGTATCAATATCCAGTTTTTATCACAAGGGGAAACTTCGGTTTCCCTTTTTTGATACAGCTTTGGAATGGAGAAATTATACCATGAGACAAAGAATAAATCATGAATTTAATGGCTGTGATGAGCATAAAAACATCATGGAAAATAGGTTGTTACAAGAAATAACCCCACTGGGTTGTCAGCGTTTAAAGGAAGCATTGAAAGACGCAAAATTAAGGAAAGCACATCGGGATAAGTTATTAGGAGAGCGAAAATGAGTATGCTTCTCATGGCAAAAGCCATGCAATTACAGGTGGGGAGTACAGCACAAAAAATGGTGCTACTGAAACTTGCTGATAATGCCAATGATAAAGGTGAGTGTTTTCCTTCTTATGAAACTATTGCACGTCATTGCGAAATTAGCCGTCAAAGTGCGATAAACCACATTAAAAGTTTATGTAAAAAAGGGTTTGTTCGTAAAGTTACGCGAAAAACTGATAAGGTGCATACTTCCAATTTATATATTCTGGATTTGGAGGCTAAATCTCTTGATGACGGTAGTCAAAATACAGTACCACCTAGTCAAAATTCTGTACCAGAGGTAGTCAAAGAATTTGACCACGGTAGTCAAACGGTTGGACTAGGGGGTAGTCAAAAATTTTTACCCAGAACCAGTCAGTCTTTTAACCAGTCAATTAACCTTAAAAAACTATCGTCTGACGACTCGAAACCTGCAAAGCAGATTTCAATTAATCGACAAGCTAAAATTCCTTATCAGGAAATCATGCAAGCCTTCAACGAATCGGTAGGGGATAGATTACCCAATGCCGAATCACTGAATGACAAACGCAAACGAGCAATATCCAAATTCCTGAAAGAGCTCAAAGAACCCACAGTTGAATCAGCTAAAAATTATTTTGATTATTTTATGGAAACGGCGAGTGCTTGGTATTTTGGCGAAAATAATCGGGGTTGGCGAGCGAATTTTGATTATTTACTCAGACCTGAAACGGTACTCAAAACAAGGGAAGGAGCACTGTGATGAACCAAGTTCCGAATAATTTAATGGCGGAACAAAATGTTATTGGAGGACTACTGCTTGACCCGCAAAGTGATAATGCGCAATCAATTTTTTCACTGCTAAAACCTGAAGATTTTTATGCCCGACACCATCAAATTATTTATCTCACCCTGCGAGAAATGTATACCCAACGTATGCCAATAGACATCATGACGGTGACGGATTGTCTGGAGTCAAAAGGCCGAATTAATCAATCAGGTGGTTTTGCCTATCTTGCTGAGATGGCAAGAGAAACACCGAGTATTGCTAACATTATGGCTTATGCGAAAAAAATCCGAGAGTGTTCCGCACAGCGTTTTGTTATCGAAAAGACGGTTGAAATTCAAAAGCTCATGATGGCGCCAAGTGAGTTAGGTTTTACAGATAAAATTGAACAAGCACAACGCTTGCTTGATGAAGCTACTTCGTTTGGAAAAATGGGGAGAAAAACAGGGTTACGCCGAATTGATGATGTGCTGGATGATGTTTTTACCGACATTTGTGATCGACAAGATAACCCAGAGAAACATCGAGGATTAAAAACGGGATTTAAAGATTTTGACCGTCTATTAAGCCCGAAACAGATTGTCATAGGCTCACTGTTCGTGATTGGTGCTCGTCCAAAGATGGGAAAAACAACCGTTCTCACTGAAATGGCAAAAAATGTCTCACAACAAGGTAAGCCTGTATTACTGTTCAGCATGGAAATGACGGATAAACAGCTTGTTGAACGGACACTAGCCCAACAAACCCAGATTAATTCAGATAAATTTTACCAAAAGTTAGAAGAGCATGAATGGGATAGGCTTTGCAATGCCATCGGTCGCCTTAAAGATGAGCCCAATATTTGGGTGGATGATACACCAGGTATGTCCTTACAGCATATTCGCTCTGAAAGTCGGAAAATTAAACGCAAAGTCGGTGATATTGGGTTCATTGGTGTCGATTACCTCACGCTGATGCAAGCGGGAAAAGCTGACCGTAATGACATTGCCTATGGTGAAATCACTAAGGGGCTAAAAATATTAGCAAAAGAGCTCAATACGGTGGTTGTGTTGCTTGTACAACTGAATCGAGGATTGGAAAACAGAGCTGATAAACGCCCCGTACCAAGTGATTCAAGAGACACAGGACAAATCGAGCAAGATTGTGATTATTGGTTAGGCATTTATCGTGATGCGGTGTACCACGATAATGCAGATGAAACGCTGACCGAGATGATTTTAAGGCTCAATCGGCACGGTAAAACAGGCACGGTGTATGTTGACCAACAAGGATTGAGTATTACACCAGTTGATCAATATATGGCTGCTTATCGCGCTCAACCGAAACGAGAGCCTAAAAGGTATTGTGAAAAATCGTTTTAACTCATGAAAGTAAAAAGGAGACCTCGTGACAGATGATATCTGTCTCCATAAATCCAATCTCAACAGTATTTTCAAAGTGCTCTCCGAAATCGTGACAACAGGTAAACGCTATCGCATCAAAATCACCGAGTGGCGTGATTTAAGAACCATACCCATGAATAAAACATGGCGTATGTGGATGGAAACCACAGGCGAGTGGTTACGTGCACGTGGCGTTGTTATCGATATTAAAAATGGTGTCGGTGAAATCGTTTTATCAAAGCCCATTACTAATGAGGAAACGCATGAATATTTCGTTGGACACTGGTTAGGGCGCAATGAAAACGGTGAGCGTGAAGAAACCAGCAAGATGGATAAAGCAAGGATGCTTTACATGATGGAGAAACATGAACAATGGTGCATTGAGAAGGGAATTCCGATCATCATTCCTCGTAACTCTGAATATATGAGTTTGAAAAGAAAGCAAGAAGAATAGGAAATAGTGATGATTATTTCAGTTAATAACATGATCGTTTTTATTTTAAAGTGATAAAAAATAGTAATCAGGAGGCTCATGATGAATTTACGCAATGAGGCAAAAGGGCGTGAATGTCAGATTAGAATACCTTCAGTTTGTAATGGTAACTCTGAAACGGTTGTTTTAGCCCATTACAGAATGTCAGGTCTTTGTGGCGTCGGAATAAAATCGCATGACTTATTTGGCGCTTGGGCTTGTAGTGCATGTCACGATGAAGTTGATAGACGAACACGATTTACGGATATGGAGTATGCAAAACAATGTCATCTAGAAGGTGTTTTGAGAACGCAAGCCATATTGATCCAAGAAGGGAAGTTGAACGTGTGAAGGTCTTTAATATCGAACCAGTACCTAAACCAAGGATGACTCAGGCTGATAAATGGAAAAAACGTCCCCCAGTTTTAAAGTATTTTGCGTTTAAGGACGAAGTAAAGTTAAACAAAATCACCCTACCTGAATCACATTACCACATTACATTCATTCTACCCATGCCGAAGAGTTGGAGTAAAACTAAACGCTCCGAAATGAACGGTAAACCCCATCAACAAAAACCGGATAAAGATAATCTCGAAAAAGCATTACTTGATGCTATTTTTGACGATGATTCACGTGTATGGGATGGGCGGGTAACAAAAGTGTGGGGAAAAAGGGGGCAGATAATTATCCAAGAGGTGCGATAGTGAATATTGAGTGGATACGCGAGCGAGTAAGTACAGCGTTGATGAATGTTTGTATTATAGAAAATGGGCCGTTAAGTGCCATGGAGGAACAAGCAATACTTGTAACCGATAGGTTTAAAAGAAACCCAATACGCTATGCGGGTGAAAGAAAGTCTCGATACAGACTCCCCTCACATCCACTCAAAATTAAGCAAAAACATGCCAAAGGAAAATCAAAACCATTAATTAATGAAGTTACTTATCGCACTTCATCATGGCGCAGAGGTATTCATCAATTGCCTAACGAAATGCGCTTATGGTTACTCTATTGCTATGGTGATTATCAATATTATCGTGAGCAAATACTCATTGTTCCCTATATTTGGCATGAGTTTCAGCGATTAAATAGTAAAAAAAGGATAACGAAAAAAGTTAAGCAACGACTTCAATCTATTACCTTACTAGCCATTCAGGCGGTAAAAGCAGAAATTAATCAAACAGCAAAAAAATATACGGATGTTAAGCTCGCTGAATTGTTGGGCGTCAGTGCTGATGCTTGGCGAAAGAGCTATAAACTGTATTGGATTTGTTTATTAGATTGTTGCTATCAATTAGATAGAGATTCGCTATTCAAAATTAGCGCTTTAAGCTGATTAAAAAAGTTGCAAAACTCCGTTTTTTTCTATAAATTAAATGCAATATTTATATAATATTATAAATGTAAGTATTTCAAACCTCGCTTCGGCGGGGTTTTGTTTTTTTTAAAATATATTTATAATTATTAATTAAAAAATTTGTTGGAAGTTTTTCGTTTTCATTGATTGTTTGTTTATATTCAAGATGAAATTTATTGTTATCCTATAAGAATAAACCTGCAGTGTTTAACTAATAATTAAAATAATAAACAGGTATTCTTATCTCTACTATACTCATAATATTCAATTTATAGAGCGAGTATATATAATGATTGATTTGTTTAAGTTAACGAAAAAAAGTTCTAGGCATATTGGTATAGCAATATATGTTGGTATTATAGCGGGTATCTTTTCAGCTTTAGTTAAATCTGGTTTTGAAGACCTAATTCCCCCGAGAACACTTGAAACGACACCCCCGCCAGTCGTCTTACTCGAAAAGCTTGGATTAAATATAGATACTATGACTTATCATTGGATGGGATATAGTATTAATTGGGGCGGTAATGGTGTTCATATATTATTCTCAATAGTTATCGCTGTGACATATTGTGTTATTGCTGAATTCTTGCCAAAGGTTAAATTATTACACGGTATTTGTTTTGGTATTGGCGTTTCTGTTTTTGCTCATGGTTTAGTCGTACCTCTACTAGGATTGTCTGGCTGGCTTTGGACAGCAGGTTATCAAGCATTAATTTCTGAGTTTGTTGGAACCGCTTTTTGGATCTGGTCAATTGAAGCGATTAGACAAAATTTGCGTTATTGTTTAACTAAAGAAAATGATGCTGAGTAGATAAGGAAGTTCAACCTTAATCTGTTATAAATTTCTTAAAGATCGCTTAGGCGGTCTTTTTTCGTATATGCCGACCACAGAATCAATCACCCTCGTTATCACGTTCACACAAGAGCTGTGAGTCGGCACCTTATTAACTAAATAAATTGGTAAATGTTATGTCAAAAGAGATAAGCGAATTACAGTTTAGTCTTCACTATGCCTCAGAAACAGACAGTGAAAAGAATACCTCCATCATTTTAACGGCGAATATCCATACGGCTGATGGTGAAACTCAACAACTCACACAACTAATTTGCACGACATCTCCCGCAGGTAAAAAGCAATATCGAATAGGCTTGCAAAAGATTAGTGATGCAGGCGACACATTGCTGGTGGCGATTGAATCCTATTGGCGTAAAAATACACAAGAGAGTTGTGTTTATTTGTTAGAGAAAGCGAAGCAATTTATTCAAGGACACTTACAACAAACGAATACATGGATATCTATGTATGGTCTTGTGATTGTTTCTAATGCGTCACTGGAAGAACAGTTGCCTGAAGGTTTATTAAAGGCACTTAAAGTATCAATCCCCGCCTAATTTTTTTAACACTTTCACACTAATCATCAACGGACACTCCTCTGGGGGTGACTATGCGTATGGAAAAATTAACCAATGTAACTTATGGAACAGCAGGCCTAACGGCCTTTTTTGCCAGTCTCTCTTTATATGAATGGGGATTTGTTATCGGGATGGCGTTCAGCATGCTTCTGGGTTTAGCCACTTATTTTATGACTCGTCGAGAGCAACGAAAACGCACTCAATTATTTGAAGAGCTTGTTCGACATGTTGACCCACAAAACCCAACTGAAACCCTAAAAAGGCTTGCTGAATTAATGGTGAAAGCGCCAAAGGATATTTAATGTCTCTCAAACAGAAAATAGCGGCGGTAACAACAGCAGGAGCCACAGCCATCGCGTTAGTAGTAATAGCCCATTTTGAAGGTGTACGTTATGAACCTTATCGTGATGTGGCGGGTGTTCTAACTGTTTGTTATGGACATACAGGCAAAGACATTATTCAAGGCAAGAGATACACACAACAAGAATGTGATGCGTTATTACAAATCGATTTTATTAAGACACAACAGCAAGTCGATGCATTAATCAAAGTATCACTCGATGACTACACCAAAGCTGCTTTATATTCCTTTGCTTTTAATGTGGGTACAACCGCATTTGCTCGCTCAACATTACTCAAGAAGCTAAACGCTGGTGATAGAGCGGGTGCCTGTGAAGAAATAAAACGTTGGGTATATGCGGGTGGAAAGGTTTGGCGAGGGCTTGTCAGTCGTCGAGAGGCGGAGTCAGCACTATGTCATGGAAAACTTTAATCATCATTATCGGCTTTATTCTTGCATTACTCATTACAGTCGCTGGTGGCATTTATCTCTTGATTGATAACTCATGTACTAAAGACCAAGTGAGTTTAGAAAAGCGCTGTCAGATTGCACTCTCATATCATCGGTACTAATCATGAAATACGGAAAACTCTATGCCGTCATTGCGATGGTAGGCATTATTGTGGGAGGCTATTGGGTGATTAATTGGCAAGCTAACAGAATTAATCTATTAGTAGAAACAAACAAAGAACTAACGGAGGCTCTCGAAGAACAGAAGTCTATTAATACTGACTATCAAGCACGCATAATGCGATTAAATCAGTTGGATATTCAATATACGCAGGAGCTAGCGAATGCTAAGAATGAAATTAGTCACTTGCGTGATATTAGTGAGCGTCATCCAGAGCGGGTGTACATCAAAGCCGAGTGTCCCAAAGTCAAAACCACTCCCTCCACCAGCTTGGCTTATGCAACCACCGCCCGACCTACTGACACCGCTATCCGAAATTATTGGTTACTCAGAGAGCGAATTGCAGAGTCAGAACAGATGATTAAAGGGTTGCAGGATTATATCAAACAAGAATGCATGGAATAAAAAAAAGCCCAGCATGGGTGCATGGGCAAACTAACAGGATATTAATCAAAGTATAGTGATAATTACTTAGTATAGCTTAAGTAAATATATATATCAGCAATTAGATAAGTCGTTTATCCATTAAGGAGAGTGATCATATCTTGACTGTTAGGAACAGACTAGAAGTGACCAAAGTAACGTAGTGACACGTGATGATGGTTGCGAATGGTTACTTTTTGTCGTCTGTATATATAGGCTTGGTGCAGGTGGCTTCCATCACAGGCATCCCTGGGGATGATATGGATTCAATTATTACTTTTGTGTCATTTCCACGAAGTAATGTAAGCCTTGTATCGTGGCTCATCCAATAGAATTCTTTGTAATAAGGTACTCCGAATTGAGATGAGTATGCTCCTTTTACCTTCATAGCATAGGTCGGAGATGGCATATGACTACTCTTTTTAGCTGGCGCTATCTTGAGGATTTGTGTTGCATTTGATTTATAAACAGAAAATATCTGGCTATCCTCACTTTTTTTGGTGGTGCCGTCTTGGGAGTAATTAATCCAAGAGCACTCCATTTCAAATATCAGGGTTTCATCTGTTGCATTAGCGCACACAGTGAACGGTATAAGTAAAGCAAAAAGATACTGTCTCATGATCCCTCTATGTCAATGCAATATCGTCTTACGACAAGACTATCACAAGAAGAGCTAACTATGACTGAAAAATATCACGTAATAGCAACTAAGAAAGATGGCTCAACATACAAAGGCATAATGACCACTAAAGAGCCTTATGTGACCAATAGGATAATCGGTAGCGCAAAAATAGAATACTAAATAAATTAGACCCAAAATAGCGTGTTTTGGGCATTCTTCAGGCCTGTGAGGATAAATAAAGGTGAGCAATTAAGCTCTATAAAAGACACAGGAGAATTCTAATGTCTAAAACAACCGATCAGCTGATCAACAATCTTAAGCATAACTTCAAGTTACTGGAAACCATTTATCAATCAGGCTTGTCAATTTACTACAATACTGACGTAATCCATGATGCTATTGATGCAATCATTGATGAGTTAAGGCGACGAGGAGTTGCTATCTAACAATAGCCCTCTCCGGCGGGTTTTTTATTGCAAATCACAAAGCTCACTACGGTGAGTTTTTTAATTTGTTATTGAGGATATGAATATGGCTAAAAGACCAGATTGGGAGGCCATCGAGTCGGCTTACCGAGCTGGCGTGATGTCCATAAGGGAAATAGCCTCTCAATACGAGATAACCCATCAGGCGATAAGTAAGCGCGCCAAGAAAGAAGGATGGGAGCGAGATCTAAAGGCAAAGGTTAAAGCTAGGGCTGAAAACTTGGTTGCCAAAAGGGAGGTTGCCAGTCTGGTTGCCACCGAAAAGGCTATTTCAGAACGGCAACTTATTGAGGCTAATGCCGAGGTTATCGCTAATGTCCGCATGGAGCATAGAGGCGATATTCGAAGGGCTAGAGAGTTAACCAACAACTTATTTGATGAACTATCTGCTGAATGTGCTGATGTGCCAGCCTTAAGAAAACTTGGCGAGTTAATGTTTAGTCCTGATGATAACGGACGCGACAAACTCAATGAAATTTATCACTCAATCATCTCCCTGCCTGAGCGCGTTAAGTCAGCCAAATCATTAAGCGAAACATTTAAAAATTTAGTTGGCCTTGAGCGTCAAGCATACGGCCTTGATGATGTTCAGCCGAATAAGACAGCTAGTCAGCTATCAGAACTAATGGACGACTTATCTAAGGAATAATCATGAAGCCAGAACATCTTGCATTATTGAGAGATAAGCTCTGGCGATTAAATCACCTCTACTGGATAACCAATAAAGAAGGCAAGCCAGTTCGATTTAAAATGACGCCTGAGCAACTCGAATATTTTGAAGGGATGCACACGCGAAACATTATCCTTAAAGCCCGTCAGCTTGGCTTCACTACTGAGGTCTGCATTATCCAGCTAGACGCGGCGTTATTTGAGGCGGCTAAATGTGCATTGATAGCCCACACACTTAACGATTCTAAGCGGCTATTTAGGGAAAAGATAAAGTATGCCTATGACAAGCTACCCGATGAAATCAAAGCGGCTAACCCAGCGAGTAATGATGCGGCTGGTGAGTTGGTGTTTAGCAAAGGCGGCTCGCTCTATATCAGCACGTCATTTCGTGGCGGTACGCTCCGTTATTTGCACGTTTCTGAGTTCGGTAAGATATGTGCTAAGTATCCAGAGAAAGCCCGTGAGATTGTCACTGGCGCATTTGAGGCGGTATCAAGCGATTGTTTTACGACGATTGAAAGCACAGCGGAGGGTCGAGCAGGTTATTTCTTCGATTATTGCCAGTCTGCTGAGAAAGCGCAAATTCAGAATAAGACTCTCTCTAACCTAGACTGGAAGTTCTTTTTCTTCTCATGGTGGAAGAATCCAGAGTATGCCATTAACCCTGTTGAGCCATTACCCCAGCGGTTAGTTGATTACTTTGATGAGATAGCCAGCAAACATGGTGTTCAATTAAACGAGCGCCAGAAAGCATGGTATTACGCCAAAGAGAAAACGCTTGGCGACGATATGAAACGGGAATACCCGTCAATACCGTCTGAGGCATTCCAACAATCGGTTGAAGGCGCTTACTACGCTAAGCAATTCCGCTACCTGTACGAAAATAAACGCATTGGCACACTTCCTGATAACTCACACTTACCGGTTCACACGTACTGGGATATTGGCGTCGGTGATTCAACATCAATTTGGTTTATCCGTGAAGTGGGCGAAGAGTTCCATGTCATTGATCACTACTCAAACAGTGGTGAAGGTCTACGGCACTACATGAAAGTGTTAAAAGACAAAGGCTACACATATGCAAGTCACAATGGCCCTCATGATATCGATAACCGTGAGTTTGGTTCTGATGCGAAATCACGACGTGAATTAGCGCGTGAAGGGTACGAAATAGACGGACAAATTTACTCAATCCGATTTGAAGTGGTGCCAAAGCTTTCAGTCGATGAAGGTATCGAGGCAGTACGTGAAATTCTGCCACTTTGCGTGTTCGATGAACACAAATGCAGTGAAGGCATTGCTCATCTAGAAGCTTATCGCAAAGAGTGGGATGACAAGCGGGGCTGTTGGAAAGATAAACCGCTTCACGATTACACGTCACATGATGCTGATGGATTTAGATATTTTGCGGTGAGCAGAAGAAATACCAAGCGCCCAGCATTCGAAATTAACCTAGGAACAACCTTCTGATGAGTACAACAAATGTAGATTTCACTCGACCGGAGTATAAAACGGCTGCTCCTCAGTGGGAGTTAGTGCGCTCTGTTTGTCGAGGTGGTGAAGATATAAAAAGCTATCTTCCTGAGCTTGAAGAGCAAGATAGTGAGCGTAAAAAGAAGCGCAATAAAGATTATCAAGACCGTGCGGTGTTCTATCCAATAACGGGCAATACTCGCAACGGCATGATAGGGATGGCATTTAAAAAAGATCCCTTAGTTGCTGTCGTCGAAAAGCTGTCGTGTTTAAAAGACGATGCTGACGGGGCGGGTTCAAGTATCTATCAATTGGCTCAGTCTTCACTTGAGTCAGTATTGGAAGTCGGTCGGCATGGTCTGTATGTTGATTACAACAGTGATTCGAAACTCCCGTACATATTCCAATATCGTGCTGAAGACATCATTAACTGGCGTACAGCTCGTATTAATGGGCGCACGATGTTAACGCTGGTGGTATTGCGTGAAACGGTGGAAGAAGAGGACGGGTTTGGTTTTAAGGATGAGGTTCAATACCGTGTATTGTCGATAGAAGAAGGTAAGTTTGTCTGTCGTGTCTATCGCAAGCCCAGTGGAAGTAGCGTTTTTGAAATTTCTTCTGAGTATATACCTGCGCGTGCTGGTAACGGTGTGTGGAATGAAATTCCATTTACATTTATTGGTGCACAGAATAATGATCACACTATTGATGAAGCCCCACTTCTAGGATTGGCAAAAATCAACCTAGGGCATTATCGAAACTCTGCTGATTATGAAGATTCTGTTTTCTTCTGTGGGCAAATACAACCTTATCTAGGTGGGCTAGGAACAGAATGGCGTGACTATCTAGAAAAGAAAGGCGTTATGGTTGGTTCTCGCTCACCAATTATGTTGCCAGAAAAAGGTTTCTTTGGTTACGCTCAGGCTCAACCTAACATGCTGGCAAAAGAAGCAATGGACAGTAAACGCGATTATATGGTTGCGCTCGGTGCTCAATTGGTTTCTGCTGATAGCAAAGTTAAAACGGTTATTCAGTCTGTCGGTGAACAGAACGCACAAACCTCTATCCTGAGCATCTGTTGCTCTAATGTTTCCGATGCATGCAGTAAATCGCTAATATGGTGTGCTGAATACTTAGGTTTAGATACTGCAGGCATTTCGTTTGAGATTAACAAAGACCTCGTTAATCACATTGCCGATAGTTCGATGATCCGTGAAATCGTCGCAGCATGGCAATCTGGCGCAACGCGTAAATCTGACTTAGTGAGAAGTTTGCAGAAATATGATGTTATCGACCCCGCTGATGATGTTGATGTGGTGGTGGATGAGCTTAATAATCAAGAGCCGACAATGGTAGGTGAGACATGAGATCAGTGAATGAGCGGTTAATGGATGAATTGATTGCTCACTCCCTGTTTTCTGGTCGCTATTCTACAGGGGTGGCTAGACGCATGATAAAGGCACTTAATGAGTTTGATGCTGAATTAACTGCTTCACTTATAGTGTCTTTAGATGATACCTCCATCGATGTTAATAGTTTCACTGCAAGGCGATTGGAGTCGTTGCTGTCCAGCGTTAGAAGTATTAATAAGCGTGCAGTTGATAGTGCTTTTTCATTGTTAACAGAAGAAATGAGAGCGCATGCATTATATGAGGCTGGCTACTACCCATCACTGTTTGATGCTCTACTACCTGATGTTGTTCTACGCAAATATCCACTAATGAGCATTACAGAGGAAATGCTATTTTCCTCAGTCATGTCTCGCCCATTTCAAGGGAAATTACTTTCTGAATGGGCTGATGGATTAGAATCAGATCGCATGACACGCATAAATAACGCTGTTCGGAATGGTTATTTAAATGGTGATAGTGCGGTAGAAATCGGACGTAAAATCAGAGGACATGCAAACCAAGGTTATAAGGATGGCGTATTGCAACTAAGCCGAGCTAATGCGACGACAATAGCTAAAACGGCCATTAGCCATTTACAAGCAACAGCGCGAGATCAGTTTGCTGATGCCAATAAAGACATTCTTGATTGTAAACAATGGTTATCTACCCTCGATAATAAAACATCTCACGATTGCATTATTCGGGATAGGTTGAGATACACGCTGGAAGGTAAGCCTATTGGTCATAAAGTTCCTTATCTACAAGGCCCCGGAAAAATCCACTTCAATTGCCGCTCAACAGAAACGCTGGTTACCAAATCGTGGCGTGAATTAGGTATCGATTTAGATGAGATGGACGCAGGAACTCGTGCCTCAATGGACGGGCAGGTGCCAGCAGATACCAATTTTCTTGATTGGATACAACGGCAACCTGAATGGCGACAGCGTCAAGTTTTCGGAGAAACGCGATTCAGACTAATGAAAGAGGGCGGTATGCATCCTTCTGAGTTTTATACCGATAAGGGAGAGTTTATTTCACTAGAGCGACTTAGAGAGATAGATGGGCATGCATTTAGAGAGGCTGGATATAGCTAATCAATAAACCATTTAACAAGGTCACCTCGGTGGCCTTTTTTATTACCTAAACTCAGCTCAGGGCTGAGTTATTACAACGCGCTAGGCGCATCTAATCCCAAGGGGAATCACATGTTATTTATGAATATCGAACGCAAATATTATTCACAGGCTGATGATGGTTCGCAAGGTGGAGGTGGTGGAACACCGGAAATCACTCCAGAAATTCAAGCTATTATCGACCAGCAGGTTTCAGGGCTAAAGGCTAAAAACAGTGAGTTGCTAGGCAAGCTCAAAGAGCAAGGCGATAACCTGAAACGTTTTGAAGGCATTGACCCAGACACTGTGAAGGGCATGCTTAAACGCTTTGAGAATGACGAAGAAGCCAAGCTCATTGCTGATGGCAAGATTGACGAGGTTCTCAATAAGCGCACTGAGCGTTTGCGTGGTGATTTCGACAAGAAGTTAAAAGAAGCAAGCTCTAAAGCTGAAAAGGCAGAGGCGTTTGCAAATAAATTCCGTGCTCGTGTGTTAGGCGATGAAATTCGTTTTGCAGCAGGGAAAGCGGGTGCATTAACCAGCGCTCAAGAAGATTTAATTTTACGTGCCAAAGGCATTTTTCAGATCAACGATGAAGGTCAGGCCGTAGCCGTTGATGAAGATGGCAATCCAATCATGGGCAAAGATGGTCGCACGCCATTATCACCTATTGAATGGATTGAATCCCTAAAAGAAAGTGCTCCTCACTTATTCCCCGCAGCCTCTGGTACAGATGCAGGGAAACATAAACAAGGTGGTGCACATTTTAAACGTTCTCAAATGTCCGCCAGTGACAAGGCTGATTATATTCGCCGATACGGGCGTGACGCATATTTAAAACTTCCAAAAGAGTAAGGAAATATAAGTAATGGCTACGATGACTAATAATGATTTAGTAATTTATAACGATTTAGCACAAACTGCGTTTTTAGAACGCCGTCAAGATAATTTAGCAGTATTTAATCAGGCATCAAACGGCGCAATTGTGCTGGATAACCTTTTTATTGAGGGGGACTTCCGTAAGCGTGCATTTTATCAGATCGGCGGTTCGATTGAGCATCGTGATGTAAACTCCACAGCATCTGTAGAGAACAAAAAAATCGGCGCGGGCGAATCTGTTGATGTAAAAGCACCTTGGAAATATGGTCCTTATGCAACGACAGAAGAAGCATTTAAACGCCGTGGCCGTGATGTATCGGAGTTCTCTGAGTTAGTGGGTACCGATGCGGCAGATGCTTCACTAGAGGGTTATATCAAATACTCTTTAGCTGCTTTAGGTGCCGCTATTGGCAATAACAAAGAAATGGTGGTGACTGCGGATATTGCGACAGATGGCAAGAAAACACTGACCAAAGGTTTACGCAGATATGGTGATAAGTTCAACCGCGTAAATCTGTTTGTTATGCACTCAACCACCTACTTCGATATTGTTGATCAGGCCATTGACAACAAAGTGTATGAAGAAGCGGGTGTGGTTATCTACGGTGGACAGCCAGGCACATTAGGTAAGCCTGTGCTGGTAACGGATACAGCGCCAGTAGATGCCATCTTTGGTTTAGTGCCGGGTGCTGTGACTATCACTGAATCCCAAGAGCCGACTTTCCGATCTTATGAAATCAATGACAAGGAGAACTTGGAAGTTGGTTATCGTGGTGAAGGCGTGGTTAACGTTGGCGTTCTGGGCTATAGCTGGGATGAATCAAAAGGAAAAAACCCTGATTTAACACAGTTAGGCACCGCAGGTAACTGGAAGAAGCATTTCACTAGCAACAAATTAACCGCTGGCGTCATGATTAAACTGACTGCCGAAGAGGGAAAGTAACCCTGTCAGCGGATAAAACGTCCGCTATCGCTGACAGTACAGATACAGTAACGATCACTCTTAATTACACCAAGGGCAGCTCTCCAGTCGAAGGAGCTACCGTTAATTGGTCTACAACAGGTGGCAAATTAAGCGTTACTTCATCTAAGACGGGCAAAGCTGGTGGTGCGACAGTGAAATTAACTTCTGATTCACAGGGTGAATTTATTGTCACAGCCACTGTTGATGGTGTTGCACAAAATACTGATGCAATTACATTCACAGAAAAAACTTCTCCAGACGAGTAATTTAAGGGGCTTTGTGCCCCTCTTTTTTTTGAGGTGAGCATGATTGATCCTGATAAGAACTCTCCAATATTTAATAGCTACGCAAGTGTGGATGATTTGAAGAAATACGCTGAGGATAGAAATATCACTTTGGCAGATAGTGGACTAGAGGCATTACTAATTACGGCGATGGATTATCTTGAATCGCAAAAATGGTTAGGTAAACGAACTAACCTAAATCAACCTTTATCTTTCCCTCGCTCAGGGCTATCTCGCGACGGTGTTGCCATCCCAAGCGATCAGATACCAAAGCAATTAATCCAAGCTCAATGCCGTTTAGCGATTGAATCAGTAGAAAATGACCTACAGCCCACGTTAGGCGCTGAAATCACCTCAGAGCGAATTGAGGGCGCTATTACTGTGCAATATGCCGAAGGCACTAATACTGGCGCACCAAACTTTCCTTGATTAAAAGGTTTATTGTCTGGCTTGATTGATGTCTCGGATGGATTTGCCATTAATACATTTGCAATGAGGTAGCCATGAACATTTATCAACGTGGGCAGAGTACAGCATTAAGGATGTTGAAAAAATATGGCGTTTCCTATCAGGCTAAGCGTGATGGTAAGCATTGGGTTGATGATGAGGGGCAGGAACACTTTGAGCTAGAAACGTTATTTTCTGTTGTCGGGGTAAAAACGCAATATAAACCTTACGAAATCGATGGCACGCTTATTCTCTCTACGGATATTAAAATGATACTTCCTCCAGATATTGATATTCAGAAAGGGGATAAGGTGCTTGTCGATGGCGTTTGGTTGCGCGTTCATGAACCGAACCCTGTTAAACCCGCTGATATTATTATCTGCTATCAGTCTCAACTGAGGGCGTGACATGTCAGATCAGTTCATGAAGTCGATTAATATCTTTATCGACAAATCTAACGCAAATATTGAAACGGTTGTCAAAAATACAGGGTTTAAAATATTAGCGAAGCTTGTTGATATGTCACCTGTTGGAAATCCTGAATTATGGGAAGTTAATAGGGTTGCCTCAAACTACAATAAAGCAGTTTTTGAACATAATGAATATCTAAAACAAGATCCTAATAATTTAACACCAAAGCGACGTCAATTAAAAAAGCGTGTTCGTGTTAATGACTCTATGGATATTTATGTTCCTCCTGGTTATACAGGGGGGCGGTTTAGAGGTAATTGGCAGGTGTCATTTGATGCCCCAGCGGAAGGCGAGACGGGGCGCATAGATAAGTCAGGCAATATGACAAAGGCGTTAGGCAACGTTGTTATTGAACAATTTAAGGTAGGAATGAAAGCTATCTATTTCACAAACAATGTGCCTTATGCTTACCGCCTTGAAATGGGGCATTCGAAACAAGCACCTAACGGTATGGTTGCTGTGACTGCTGAGGAATTTAGTCAGTTTTTCAACTCTGCCGTATCGGAAACTAAATCATGAATCAGTCGACAATTAATACTGAAATACGAAAGCTGGTGGCGAGCATTGGCAAGGATTTAAATCTTAAAATCGCATGGCCCAATCTTCCTTTTAATGATATTAACGATCCCTATCTTCAACTCCATGTCATGCCAGCAGAAACGGATAACATCGGGTTATCTCTGGATATGCCTGTTTATCGTGGTGTTATCCAAATTAACGTAGTTGGGAAAGTAGGGGGTGGGGACGCTAAGATATCAACTATTGCTGATGACGTTAAAAACAGATTAGAAAATGGATTAACATTAGGGGAGGGTATCTACATTAACGGAGAGCCTAGCCAGTTCCCTCCAATTTCAGATGAAACAAATTATACCATTCCTATTCGTGCATCCTATCGATGTAATGCAATCCGATAACACCGCTTAATTGCGGTTTTTTTATACCTAAAATAGAGGTTAACAATGGCCTATAACATTCCTAATGGGTCGCGTGTTTACGTCGCAAGTAAATACGATGACGAAATTAAAATTACCGAGGCAACTAATGCCGAAGAAGCCGTACTAACAGTTGATGATGTGGGTGACATTGCTAAAGGCGATATTGTTCATGTTACATCTGGCTGGAAAAAAGCTTCGGGTGCTTTCCGTGTTGCAAGTGTCGCTGAATCTAAAATCACCTTAGAAGGTGTCGATACAAGTGATAAAAATGTGTTTCCTGCTGGTGGCGGTACAGGAACATTAAAGAAAGTATTGTCATGGGAAGTCATGCCACAGGTAATGACACTTTCTACAGAAGGTGGGGAACAGCAAACTCAAGAGGTTCAATTTCTTGAAGATGAGCAGGCAGAAACTATCGATACCTATAAAAATGGTGTTGTACAGGTTTATACCTTTGCTCACGATGCTAAGCTGCCTATCCGTAAATTGCTAACAAAATTGGACGACAGTAAGCAAGTTACTGCAATCCGATTCTTCAATAAACGCGCAGAAGAAGATCGCTATTACACAGCTTCAATTTCATTCCAGCGTGTGCCAAACACTGCTATCAACGAAGTTGAAAACGTAACAGCGCGATTCTCACTTAAATCTGAAATGCAGATTTATACCAACGCATCTTAATCAATAAATACTCACAACAGCCCCGAGTCAGGGGCTTTTTAAGGACTAATAATGCCTAAATTTACACTCGTCCCAAATCCAACCTTCAAAGCTAACGTTAAAATTCCTGTTGCCGGCAAAGAAAAGCCAGAAGTAGTTACATTCACATTTAAACATCACTCAGTAAGTGAGCTTGATGGAATGCGAGAAAAACCGATTTCTGAGTTCTTTGAGCAGATTATTGCTGACTGGGCGATCGAAGAGCCATATAACAAAGAAAATTTAAACATATTGTTAGATAACTACCCTTCAGCCTCTCGTGCTATTTCATCAACATATTACAACGAGCTGCTAGGTAACCGCGAAAAAAACTCCTAACGGTCGCCGAGGCGATGTATGGCGGAATGAGTTCAAAAGAATCGGCTGAGTTCGAGCGAGCTTTTGGCTTTCCGCCTGACATTGATGATGTTGAGGTGTGGCCTGATGTTTGGGATTCGTATCAAGTATTTTCAGCCATGAATACACAGTGGCGCGTAGGTATGAATGGTATTACTGGCTTGGATTACAACCCATTAAACCAAATAATGGACTTACTCAACATCAAAGATAGAGCGACCGTTTTTAGCGATATCCGCATTATGGAAGCTAAGGCGTTAGAGGTAATGCATAAAAGGTCATAATAATGAGCTGATCAGTGGTAAACGCCGGTTGGTGAGTAGGAAGAGAGGATAAAGGGAGGCTGCGAGCAAGAATGCAGCACATAGTAATTAGTTTGGCTTAAAGCTTGACCTAGTAAATAAAATGTGGATCAAGTTATGGACAAGTGATACCTTTCTGATATCATAAAAATATAGCTATACACATTGTATAGTCATTTCACTTACAAAATAATAACGGAGGGGATTATGAAAAAGTTAATTCGAGAATTTCTTCGTGTAATTCTCTCAGTTGAAAAAATAACCAATCCAATTATTGGTGGTAACGATCAGAAATCTAAAGACGAAAAAGAGGCTTTAGACAATAAAGATAATTTCTTTGTTGGTCGTGATGGTTCGATATCACTAAATCCTAACAGTATAGTTGTCCAGAAGGCTTTTAAAGACAACATAGAAAAATTACAGTCAACAAAAGGGCGGTAATTCTTAGTGTGGGCTGCTGTAATTGTTCTCGTCTTGGTTTGTGGCTATAACTATGTAGATAATCATTTGCCGTCAAGATATAAACTGAATAATTCTGTTGGTTGGAACGCGTACTTTTTTGTAGCGCTCAAAGGCGGTGAGTTTTTAATACAAGGGCTGATGGCATCTGTTGTGGTTGCCATTGGCCTTTATATTATTATGTATATATTGAATGCGCCATCTTATCTTTTTGGTTGGTATGAGCCTTTCACATTTGTAGACTCTATTTTCAATATCAGAGTTTCTGGTATGAGTTTTTGGACTATCTTGTGGTTATCTTTTACTGTTTTGATATCTATCGGAAAGACTGCTGATGTTAAAAAAAGAAATCAATCCCTACAAAAGAGAATGGAAGACTTTAGGGAAGTAGCAAAAGTTTACGCCATTGAAAGTTTGCTACTGGAGTCATTTGAAAGAATGGATGATGGCTTACTGGTTTTTGTGACTCTCAAGTCTAGAAAGGTTTATGTTGGAATGGTTGATGGCATCAGGTTTGAAGGAATGGATATCAATACGCTAGTGTTAATACCGTTCATGTCAGGATATAGAGAGAAAGATACATTAACATTCCATGTTGAGCACAACTACACAGATCACTACGCGCAACAAGGAATAAACTTCAGCTCAGAGCCGTTATCAGTATTCCAGTTTAGACATGTCTTACCTTATGAGCAAATAGAGTCATTTTCGTTATTTAACGTCAACACATACAATGTATTTCAAGAAGTAGCAAAAGAAAAAGAGATAAAAAAGAAATCAGAAACAGATTCAAACTAACCCACTCCGGTGGGTTTTTTGTTGCCTGAATATCTCAAATTATTGATATTGTTTGATTGTTCTAAATTGAAATGACCGACCTACAAAATAATTGTAGGTAACTACAAAAGTTTTGTAGTTCAAATATTGAGCGACTCCTAAAGGGTTTTACACAAAAGTTGTAAAACTTATCTTGTGTAATTTATTGATATAGTTTGATTATAACGAATCGTTAGAATTGATAGCCCGTCCTTGGGCGTTACTACTATTGTTATGCAATTAACGGAGTGTTTAAAATATCTCCGCTTTTCTCACCTTGCATAACTTGGGTGCGTAGACGGAAGTTTTGCAGTAACTCAATAAGCGCATTAGAGTCACGTTGTAATTTTTGAATGTATTCAACACTGACAACGTTATGACCATCAACGCTAACTACTTGTTGCTTTTCATTTTTATAAGAAACCAACCATCTTCCCTCTTTGGGTATGGTTACAGTGATTGAGTTTTGATTTGGCTCAAAAAGTATATTTTCTTCCTGTTTAGGAATGTATTCACCCTCAAGAACGAACTTGTGAATATACTCAACCGCATCGGGTATCTGATCTGCTGTTAGCTCTTCAATGCTACTAACATTAAATTTCTGGTGAACAAGAGAATAGGCTTCTGGGTACATAATGCCTTTCTTACTAACCAGTAGATTAACAGCATTCTTTAATGGGTTGCGTTCTTGAACAGTTGATTTGTGTTTTTTCTTAACTTCACCAGTAGTCCAATATTCATAAAGTACGTCGTCACACTCTTCTTGATACTTGATTACTTTATCGCGGATCTCTGGTTTGACTTTGTTAGGGCTGATAGTGTGAAGCCAGCCTGCAAGTTTACGGAGAGCTAGGCAAAGCATTGATTGCTCACCGCCTTTTAAAGGTATCACGATTTCCGTGATCCCTTTACTAAACCTTTGTTTTAGCTTTTCAAATTGAGATTGCCAAGTTAACCCCATGCCTTCAACTATTGGCTTCATTGGTACATATGGTTCGCCGTTGAAATTTACTACATACAGGTTGTTACCGTGGAAAGGTACGTTAATTGTTGATACACTAGTCATGTCGGTTACTCCGTAGTTTCTGACAAATTAGAAGCCCTAGCTACCGCAAATAGTTGGGGCTTCGCTGTTTTAGTTGACACGTTTTTCTCTTTCTTTCACATACCAAGCTATCGCTTGATTAACTATTGAGTTTTGCGAAATACCATCTTTCGCTGAGAGTTCTACCACTTTACTTTTTAACACCTCTGTTAATCTGAGTTGAAATTTTCCTGTTTTTTTATTGGTATTCATATCTTCATCCTTTTATGTGTCTATGTGACATCACAAAGATATCAATGTGAATCTATATAGTCAACGAATAATTGACTATATTGTGATATCACAATGACTTTACTGGTGGTTGTATGTCACAAAAAAATACGAGAATAAGAGATATAACGCCTTATAGCCTTAGAATGCCTGATACTCTGAAGGAAAAGTTAATGCAAAGGGCAAGTAAGAATGGGCGATCTCTTAATGCTGAAATGGTTATGATTCTTCAGTCTGCCGTGGATGAGGATAACACCCCTAAAAACTTAAACGAGTTGTCACAGCTTGATCCTGAAAAGTTCAAAGAACTGTTCATGGAAACTATCAAGAAGATGAATGAGGGTAAAAAGTGACTAATATCACATTTTATTTTGTTGTTACTGTATAAAAAACAGGAATGTAAAATTTTTTAGTGCCTGTAATATATTTTGATATTTTCTTTGGAGCTTGCACATGAATGCGCCTGTAATTAGCTTTATTAATATGAAGGGTGGGGTGGGAAAGACCACTCTATGTATTAGTATTGGTGAGTATTTAGCAAACTATAAGGATAAAAAAGTATTAATAATAGATATTGATCCTCAGTTTAATGCAACACAATCTTTTATGGGTAAGCATGATAAAATAAGTGAGTACTTATCTTTAGTAAAACAAAGAAAGACAATCAAGAGAATATTTGAAGTAAATGCTTCTATATATGATGAAGATGCAGTATTAAAAAAAGAAGATGTTATTTACAGTGTATATCCAAATCTAGATATAATCCCTGGTGATATAAACATAATGTTTGAGCATAACACGGTAGATACAATTAGATTGATTAGGATAAGAAATTTCATTGAAGACAATAAGTTAAGAGAAATCTACGACTATATTTTTATTGATTGTCCGCCTACCATTTCGATGTATACCGAAGCGTCCATAATGGCATCTACACATTATATAATGCCAATGAGAATAGATCAGTATTCAGTATTAGGGAGTAACAATTTGCTATCAATTGTTTCTAAGCTGGCTAGAGATCAAAGACTTACAATAAAGCCGTTGGGTGTTATTTATACCGATACTGCACCAAAAAGATTGACCAAGAAGACCAGAGCAATTAAGACGGCTATAGAAACCGAAAAAGGAATCAGGGATCTATATTTCTTCAAGAATCATTTTTCAAAGGTTAGGGATTTACAGGTTGGTCAGCAATTAAATTTTGCGTCAGCGTATTCTCAGTCTAAAGAAATCATTGATAGAATATGTACGGAACTCGAGGCTAAGCTTAAAGAGGTTGATGATGAATCAGAATAAATTAATAACTAAAAAGAAATTAATGGAACTAAAAGATTCTGAATCGCTTGAGTTTATGATCGGGTTTCTATCTTTAGTAATATTTTCCAAAGAAATTTTTAAGTCGAATTTTGAATTGAGTGAATTTATTAAAGATGCATTTAAGATAGAATATAAAAGATACGTTGTATCCTCAAGAACCCTTATGTTCTCTAGGCTTGCGAAAGATATAGTTAGAAAATATTCTGATGGAAATCATTTCACAGCTAAAAATACTGTTGTCAATATCATTTATGAAAAGCTAGATCAGCTGCCAATCAACGATATCGCTTTAGAAGCGAAAAAGAAAGAAAATAAAAAGAGAAAAGGTAAAAATACTACAACAGAAAGTATCTCAAAGTGGATAAAGGGGTTTAGGGGTGAGTAACTTCCTTACTATTGACCCTTACAACGTGTTGGGAACAGTGTCCAAGTTCAAAGAAGACCTAAAAGTAATTCCTGACCAATATGTTGTTGACTCGTTAATATCAGCGGTAAAAAAGTCTATTTTTTTGAAGATAATTCACGAAAAATCTTTGAGAGGTAATAGACACTTATTAAGCGTCATCTATGATTTTTTAGGTTGTATTTCAGCAATAAAAAAAAATGAAGATAGATACTTTTATTTTAATATAAGGTCATGCATTGAAAATTCAATTAGATTCTTGTTGAACAAAGATAATGATGATGAGATCGGTGTTACAAGGATGTTCAGTGAGTTTAAAGAAAGATATAAAGGTGTAGACGGTGTTAGCGCACTTACTAGGGTATATTCTGATGCATGTAATTACGTTCATAACAATGTCAAGGCTGATATTGATGTATCAAAAAGCTATAAATACATTGATTCATCCAAGATTTTTGAAAAGAAAAAAAGCAGAAATCTATGTAATGACCTCGTTTCAGTGCAGTCGTCACTAGATAATTTTTTGCTAATTAATAATAAAGAAGACATAAAGTATTCATTTTTATATCTAAATGAAAATATAGAATATTTAATAAATAAAAAGTTTTTAGAAAGATTGTTCTCATCAGAATTGGTATCATAATTCTATAAACATGCTTCGGCAGGTTTTTTGTTTGCTTCAATTTGCGACTACACTCAGCTAACATTAAGAAAACTAAATAAAGAACTGAGAGGACGGGATGAAGAAGTTATTGAATATTAGTGGGGTGATTGCTTTGCTGGTTAGCTGCTTGTTTTTTAGCACAACAACGTTAGCAGTAGAGAAAAAAATATCAGCCCCATTTGGATTAAAATGGGGGATGACATACAGTGATGTGCTCAGCAAAACTGGAAATATAAAGTTAATTGGTAATGAAAAAAATAGAGTGAAAGAGTATCTCATCAAAAATGATTCCTCATTAATTGATGGTCTGGATATGTACAGTGTAAGTATTGACGATAAGTATGGATTAATTAATGTAGATGCATTGATTTATGTGTATGACGATGATGATAGTAAAGTTATTGAGAAATATAACATATTAAAACAAGCATTATCTTCAAAGTACAGTGAACAATATTCTGAAGAATACTTATGGAAGAATAGAACAAGAGGAATGCTTACTCTACCAGAATGCCTAAATAATGAGGGTTGTGGTAAATATGTATCTTTGTTTCAAGGTAATGACTCCAGTAGTGTTATGATTATGTTGAATGCCACTGGCGATAATAGGTCAGTTATTATATCTTTGTTTTACAAATCTGAATTTATTGAAAAAATAAAACAAGAAGAAAAAAAACAGAATGAAATAATTATTAAGGAAAAATCAGACGCTTTGGCAAACTCTCTATAATACCATATTCTAAAATACAACCACCTTCGGGTGGTTTTTTTATATCTGGAGGAAATTAAATGGCAGATATAGCAACAATATCATTAAAGGCTGATACGTCAGATCTGGAGCGTGGCACACAAAAGTTAAAGGAGTTCGGCGATACAGCAGAGAAGGTAAGCGGTTCTTCGCGAAATTTAAATGACCAGTTTAATAGAGGGGTTGATCATCAAAAGAGAGCAGCCGACGCGATAAAGAGGCAAAAGAAAGAACTTGATGATTTATTAAATTCAATAAATCCAACCAATAAAGCATTTGATGCGCTTGATAAAGCCACTCAAAAATTAATAGAGGCAAATAAAAAAGGGATATTACCAAAGGATCAGTTTGCAGACTATAACGCCATACTTGAGCAGACTAGAGATAAATTAACACGAGTTAATATGTCTCTTACGGCTGAAGGGCGGGCGCTATTAGCTCAAGAGGCGGCAACAAATAGAGCCAAGCAAGCTGCTGATGATTTTTTAAATTCACTGAAAAATCAAACTGAAATTATAGGCAAAACGAGGACAGAGATTTTAGAGCTAAAAGCTGCTCAACTTGGTGTGTCGCAACAAGCTGCGCCGATGATCAATAAGCTAAAAGAGCAAGAAAAAGCCTTTATGAATGGCTCAATTACCATTGGTCAATATAAACAAGCAATGCGTCAACTTCCCATGCAAATGTCAGATATTGTTACGTCATTAGCATCAGGAATGCCAGTCTGGATGGTGATGATACAACAAGGGGGGCAAATAAAGGACTCATTTGGTGGTGTCGGTAACTCACTAAAAGCGTTAGCATCACTTATTACCCCTGCAAGAGTTGCTATGTTTGGTTTTGCTGGTGCTGCGGCAGCTGTGGCGTTAGCCGCGTATAAAGGGTCGCAAGAATTTGGCGAGTATAATAAGCAGCTAATTCTTACTGGTGGTTATGCGGGAAGAACAGCGGCACAGCTAGATGCTTTGGCTAGAAGCTTGTCGGGGAATGGGATCGCTCAGTATGGAATGGCTGATACTATCTCAAAAGTAGTTGGATCTGGTTCTTTCTCGGGTCGAGATGTTGATATGGTATCTAAAACTGCTGCTGCTATGGAAAAGACCGTTGGTCAATCGGTTGATGAGACAATAAAGCAATTTCAGAGATTGCAAGAAGATCCAGTTAAAGCGGTCACTGAATTAGATAAGTCATTACATTTTTTAACTGCTACCCAATTAGAACAAATAACCACACTTCAGACGCAAGGAAAAGAGCAAGAAGCGGCTAAAATGGCTATGGAATCATATGCCAATGCTATGGATGAGCGAACCAAACAGATAAAGGAAAATCTAGGCCACCTTGAGAGAGCGTGGGAAGGGGTTAAAAACATGGCTAGTAGCGCATGGGATGCAATGCTAGACATCGGCAGAGAGAATACTCTAGAGCAGCAAATCAAAGAGTATGAAGAAGCTCTGATTGAGTTTCAAATAAACCCTGCCTCCAAGGGGCTGTATTATAACAAGACTGGATTAATGCCAGATGAAGTTAAAAGTAAACTCGCTCTACTAAAAGAAGAAAAATTTCAACGTGACATTAAAAACGCAAGAGAAAAAGCCGCAAGAGATGAGGAAGAGCGTAAAAAAGCGCAGTTTAGAGCCGATCAAGAATTAAAGCGACAATACGAAACCGCAGAGGAAAAGCACCAAAGACTACTCAAGGAGATAATAAATAATGCGGATGCATCTCAAGCTGCAAAAGATGAAGCCATCCGCCGAGAGAAAGAGCGTTACGAGAAAGAAAAAGCCAAAGGTAAAGGTAAAACCCCAACCTACCGACCAGATTATGGTACTAGAGTAGATGAATCAGCAAATCAAGCCCTATTATCCCTACAAGCACAATTAAAGGTGCTAAAAGAGCATAAAACAGTCAGTGATGTGATTAGCTCTGAGCGTAAAAAACTTTGGGATATGGAAGCGAAAATATCAATCCTTGAGGAGGCTCAGAAAACAAGACAGTTAACCAAGGACGAAAAGGCGTTGCTTGCTAAAAAGGACTACATTCTTGCTTCTCAAGAAGCATTGGCCATAGCTGGTGATGAGGTTAAGCTTCAGGAGTTACATAATCGTGAGTTAGATAAGCAACTTAAACGCGTTGAAGAAATTAATGCCAGAAGTCGCGCCTTAGAGTTGGGAGCTGGTAAGTCTGGCCGCATGTATCAACGAGACATCGCACTAGAGAAAGCTAAATCACCAGACGAGAGAAAAGCCTTAGAGGAGTATTATGCTAAGGAAGACTCTATTCGTGCTAACTGGGAGTTAGGCGTCAAGAAAGGCTTTGCTGAATTCCAAGATCAGGCAACAAACGTTTACGGTAACGTAGCTCAAATTAGTCAATCAGCATTCCAAGGCATGAGTAACAGTCTCTCTGATTTTGTATTGACGGGCAAAGCTAATTTTGCTGACTTCACTCGCTCATTCTTAGAAATGACCACCAAGATGTTAATGCAGATGGCTATGCTAAATGCTATGAAAGCGGCATTTGGTGGTAATGCGGTAGGTAATTTCTTTGGGTTTGCAAGTGGTGGTTATACAGGCGGTGGTGGAAAACATGATCCAGCGGGTGTAGTACATAAAGGCGAGTTCGTCTTTACCAAGGAAGCAACGCAACGATTAGGTGTAGATAATCTCTATCGACTAATGGATGCAGGAAAGAGAGGTTATGCTTCAGGTGGTCATGTCGGTGGTTCTGCGCCCATGTCGGTTACACAGCCAACAGCATTTATCGCTCGCAATCCTCAAATTGCTGGTGGTGGGGTGAATGTGACAATTGATATGAGCGGCGTCAAGATTGAAACCGAACAGCAACAAAGTGCAATGCCAAATATAGATGTGAGAGCTGCTGAGCAATCGTTAAAGAATAAAGTTAAAAGCCTTTTTATTAGTGAAGGGCGAGAAGGTGGTGATTTGTACAAGATCATTAAAGCAGTATCAGGAAATAGATAATCATTTAATAAGAGAGGTATTTATGAAATTAAAATTAGGAAATATTTGTATTCGTCCAGAAGATAAAGAAATTAGCATTCCAGTAGATGTATACATGGGAAATGAAGCTGATTTTGAACCACCAAAAGCATATCTGGTTTATCAAACTAGCTTTGATGCTAATAAGCCTCTTTCGGAATATTTTAAAGAATCCGAAGAATATGCAAGAAAAACAATTAAAGAATTAAACCAATAACAGCCACCAAATTCTGTGGCTTTTTAATGAGAGGTAGTTATGAAAATCAAAGTAGAGTTCCCATTGTTATCAAACAAATTTTCAGGAGTGGAAATTACAGGGGATGTGAAAAGATATGGCATTGGGGCTATAAAAATAAGTGAAAAACCTATATTAACGTCAGAAATTACAGTAACGGAGATAGTGGGAAATAATACCCCAGATGAAGAACCAAAGTTACAATTTAAGTACACAGAGGATTATAACCCAAATGAAACATTTGCTTCATTTATGGGGAGAGCGGAAAAATATGCAAGAACCATGATAGATCGCATAAAGGCGGCACAGTAACCGCCTTTATAATATGGTACTAATTATGTAAATGTGACTGAATGATACCAAACGCCTCGATAGTTACAGGACTATCATGCGATACTTTATTTAATTCACTAATAAGTTTTTCTTTTTCAATATCAGACATATTCCTAATCATTACTTGAATTATATACTCTAAAGCAAGAGTACGTGTTTGAAGGGTCTCTATGTCTTTAGCCATTTCACTAACTAACATATTCAATTCTCCATCGAAGTAAGTCAGCCATTCCTTCGGTAAGTTTCTCTGGGCTGAATATATAAAATAACCTAATGGATATTTATTAATATCCTGATATTTGATCAGGCGGCTTTGTGTCGCCTTTTTTATTGGAGTAACCAATGGAAGAGTTTAAATGGCGAACACAAATACAAGATTCGCCAAGCGGTGAGTTCAAGCATCGTATTAAAGAAGTTGAATTTGGAGATGGTTACAAACAAGTTGCTGGTGATGGTATTAATCCAGAATCTCAAACGTGGCCATTCTCTTATATGGGATTGAAAGATGAGGTGATGCCTATTTTTAAATTCATTCGGCAACACACAGTAAAATCATTTATTTGGACACCTCCATTTGGTGAAAAAGGTCTTTATCGAGTTAAAGCTGATTCAATATCGATGATCCCCATATCTGGCGGAGTAATGAAATTGTCAGCTACGTTTGAACAGGCATTTAGCGCATGAATATCACAGCAGATGTACAAAAATTAGAGCCGGGTAATAAGGTTCAATTAATTGAGGTGGATGGCAGTGGTTTTGATGGGCCAATTCTTCGCTTCCATGCTTACAATCTTCCTCACACACCAGAAGAGATAGAGAAATCTAATGGTGATATCAAGCCAAAACCAATTTGGTGGCAAGAAAATGAATATGGGGCATGGCCCTATGAAGTTGAAGGAATGGCAAAGAATAGCGACGGAAGCCCAGCGAGACCATCTCTAAAGGTTGCCAATATAGATGGCTTAATCTCATCTTTGTGTCTCCAGCTTGACGATATGGTGCAAGCAAAGGTTACTATTTATGAGACATTCTCTCATTATCTTGATGCCAAAAATTTTCCTGATGGTAATCCAACCGCTAACCCTGATGAGTGTTTTAAACAGGTTTATTACATCGATCGTAAAACTAATGAGGTGGCTGGCGAATCCGTAGAGTTCGAGCTGTCTAGCCCGTTTGATTTGCAGGGAGTAATGATACCCGTTCGACAAATTCATAACCTTTGTTATTGGTGCATGAAAGGCGATTATCGCAGTGGTAATGGGTGCTCATATTCAGGGAATAAATATTTTGATGAGAGAGGAAACCCTGTTGATGATCCAGCGCTAGATAGTTGTGGTGGGCTTATTAGTGATTGCAAAAAACGCTTTGGTGAGAATGAGCCATTAGATTTTGGAGGGTTTCCCGCTGCGGGGTTAACGAGATGATCACAAAAAAATTAAGAGAATCGATATTTGAACATGTAAAAGCCGAATATCCCAAAGAAGCTTGCGGAATTATCTGTCAGAAAAGTCGAGTTAAAAAATACTTTCCTTGTAGCAATCTTTCAGATAATCCAACAGAGCATTTTGAGCTTTCTCCAGAAGATTACGCTCTTGCTGAGGACTGGGGTGAGCCAATAGCAATTGTGCACAGCCATTGTGGTGATGGTGTAACGACTCAACCTAGCGAAATAGATAAATTACAGTGTGATGTGACAGGATTGCCTTGGGTGATCGCATCATGTCCAGAGGGTGATATTCGAATTATTTACCCTCGAGGTGAACGCGAATTAGAAGGCCGTCCTTTTGTGCTTGGTTATGCTGATTGCTGGTCGTTAATCATGGATTACTACCACCAAAAACACGGTATTGAGTTACATAATTACAGCGTTGATCGGCACTGGTGGGAAGAAGGCGAAAACCTGTATATGGATAACTACGAGAAAGCGGGTTTTGTTGACGTTACTGGCGAGCCGAAAGAGGGCGATATGGTGATTATGCAAGTACAAGCCGATGTACCTAATCACGCTGGTGTGATTATGAATGGTATGTTACTTCACCATCTTTATGGTCAACTCAGCAGGTTGGTCCCCTACAGCGATTATTGGCGAGATAGAACCGTAAAAATTGTGCGGAGGAAAGAGTTTGTATGAGCCTAAAAGCAATACGTCTATATGGTGTTCTTGGCGCAAAATTTGGGCGTGAACACAAATTAGATATAGATTCACCTCGCGAAGCAATTAAGGCGCTCTCTGTGCTTTATGATGGCTTTGAGCAGTTTCTTGCTAATGCTCATTTAAAAGGAATGGAGTTTGCTGTATTTAAGGGGAAACGAAACATTAATGAAGAAGAGCTGCATCTTGATACCACAGAAGAGATCCGCATAGCACCAATCATTAAAGGAAGTAAACGAGGAGGATTCTTTCAAACTATGTTGGGCATTGCCATGATCGGTGTCGCGACATTTGCTCCTTGGGGTACTGCCTTATTTGCAAGTGACTTGATTGGGGCCATAGGTCTTGGTGTGGCTCTTGGTGGTGTTTACCAGATGCTTTCACCCCAACCGCGAGGTCTATCAATGAGGCAAGATTCAGATAACAAACCATCTTATGCCTTTGGCGGAGCTGTAAACTCTACTGCGCAAGGAAATCCAGTTCCTTTACTTTATGGACTGGACAGGCGAGAGGTAGGTGGGGCAATCATTTCCGCAGGTATTTATACAGAAGATCAGCAATAACATAAACGAATTTCAGAATAGCCACTATGTGGCTTTTTTTATGGGTGAAATATGGAATTAATTCATGGTGCAAAAGGTGGTGGCGGTGGCGGACATACGCCCACGGAATCACCAGATAGCTTACTTTCTGAATCAACAGCTAAGATTTTATTGGCTATCTCAGAAGGTGAAATTGCTGGTGGCTTAGACGATACTCGTATTTTTCTTGATGATACACCGATTGGCAATGCGGACGGTACTAAGAATTTTGAGGGTGTCACTTGGGAATTTAGACCGGGTAGTGAACACCAAGAATACATTCAGGGTATCCCATCAGTAGATAGCGAAACATCGGTAGGGTTGGAATTAAAAGACGATCAGCCCTATGTGCGGAGCATTAATAACACTCAGCTATCTGCTGTGCGCATTAGACTATCTGTTCCTCAATTGTTTCAACAACACGATAACGGGGATACTACAGGCTATAGAATTGAATATGCTATTGACTTATCTACAGATGGTGCTGGATATAATGAAGTATTAAAGTCTGCTTTTGATGGTAAAACGACCAGCGAATACCAGCGAACACACCGCATTGACTTACCCAAGGCAAATACAGGTTGGCAGATCCGTGTCCGACGATTAACTAAGAATCAGAATACAGCCAGAATTGTTGATAAGGTTACTATCTCTGCTGTTACTGATGTTATCGATGCTAAATTGCGTTATCCAAATACGGCCCTATTGTTTATTACTTTCAATGCGCGTCAATTTAATAACCGCATCCCTAAAATTAGCGTTCGCCCAAAAGGTGGCTTGCTTATCAAAGTGCCCACGAATTATGACCCGATTAATCGGGCCTATTCAGGCGTATGGGATGGCACCTTTAAACTTGCAGCAACCAATAACCCGGCATGGGTATTTTATGATTTAGTACTCAATAATCGCTACGGCTGTGGTGACCGGATCCAGTCTTCTCAGGTTGAAAAGTGGGACCTGTATAAGATTGCGCAATATTGTGATGAATTGGTACCCGATGGGCATGGTGGTGATGGTAAGGAGCCTCGATTCCTGTGTGATGTTTATATTCAATCGCAAGAATCGGCATACCAAGTACTGAGAGATATAGCGGCTATTTTTCGTGGTATGACATTTTGGGCTGATAACAAGGTTAATGTTGTCGCTGATATGCCAGATAGTATTTTTAGAACGTTTACTAATGCCAATATTGTTGGAGGTAAGCCTACCTATTCAGGAGGTAGTCAGCAAAATCGATATACGCAAGCATTAGTTTCCTACACAGACACCAATAACCACAGTAATGATGCGATTGAGGCTGTGGCCGATATTAAACTACAGCGTCGTTACGGAGTACGCAAAACTGAAATATCAGCGATAGGTTGCACTCGACAGACGGAGGCTAACCGTAGAGGTCGCTGGGCGTTACTCACCAATGCTAACGACAGAGTTATTAGTTTTGCGACAGGATTAGAGGGGGCAATACCTTCTCCTGGTCATATCATTGCTGTTGCCGATTCTACATTGGCTGGAAGAGATAATGGTGGACGTATATCGCGTGTAGAAGGCAGAAAAATAACACTTGATCGCAGAGCCAATATTAAAGCTGGTGATAGGTTGATTGTTAATCTGCCAAACGGGCGCTCAGAGGGAAGAACCGTATCACTGGTTGCTGATAATATCATTACAATTTCAACGGAGTACTCACAGGAACCAGAGAAAAACGCAGTTTGGACAGTTGATGCTGATGATTTAACATTACAACTTTATCGGGTCGTTAATATTACTGATAATGGCGATAATACATACACTATTACTGGCGCAATCCATAACCCAAGCAATTACGATCACATTGACTCTGGCGCAAGAATAGGTGAGCGTCCAATCACCATTGTTCCACCGAGTGTGCAAGCACCACCTAAAAACATTCGTATATCATCCTATTCTCAGGTTAATCAAGGTATTTCATTTATTACTCTGCGTGTTGATTGGGATGCAGTTGATAATGCCATTACCTATGAGGCTCAATGGCGGAGAGATAATAATAACTGGGTATCAATGCCAAGAACATCAACATGTGGGTTTGAAGTTGATGGCATTTATGCTGGTCGTTATCAGGTGAGAGTTCGTGCGATAAATGCGTCTGAAATATCCAGTGTATGGACTAATGCGCCAGAAACAACACTGACAGGAAAAGTAGGGAGCCCGCCTAAACCTGTAAACTTTAGAGCTTCACCGCTCGTATTTGGCATTAAGTTAGGCTGGGAATTTGGTGAAAACACCAGTGATACGTTAAAAACGGAAATTCAGTACAGCAAAACCAATAATGGTGAAGGTCTGATGCTGTTATCTGATGTTCCTTATCCCTCAAAAACCTATGAAATGGCAGGGTTATCAGCAGGTTTAACGTTTTATTTTAGAGCAAGACTGGTAGATAAAATAGGTAATCATTCCGAATGGACTGAGTTTATTCTGGGAGAATCTGAGTTTGATGCTAGTATTATTCTTGATGAATTAGCGGGGCAAATCAGCCGAGACCAACTCGCACAAGACTTATTGGGTGAAATTAACAGTAAAGCTAACCAAATCGATATTACTGAATTACATGAGTTGATGAGGATAAATCATGACAAGATTTTATCTGAGTTGATGAGGCATGGAGCAACGATTGAAGAAAGTGAAAAAAAATGGGAGGAGGCAGGAAAATTACTGGCTGAGCGGATAAATCAAGTTTCAACGGCAACAGAAGCACAGGCAGCCGCAATTAAACAAGAGCAACAAGCACGTATTGAGACTGATAAAACCGAAGCACAACAACGCCAATTCTTAGCCACTCAACTTCGTGGTGATTATACCGGTAATGATTTATCGAAAGTCACCGCAGGACTCATTTCCGCAGAGAAACAAGCACGTGTTACAGGCGACCAAGCAGAAGCGAAAGCCCGACAATCACTGGAAACACGGATGAATGGGAATGTTTCAGCGATTAATAAATCATTAGAAACCCTCACCTCGAAACAGCAAGCACAAACGCAAGAGATTTTAACGCTCAATTCAAATCTTAAGGGGAAAGCTGATAGCAGTGTGGTGAATGCGTTAAATACGCGAGTAACTAATCTCGATGGCAAAGTGATGTCCGCAACCTCTCAGGTACAAACGTTATCCAGCAAATTAGATACAGTGAAAGCCGATTTAACGGAGTCTGTGGTGGTGGATTTAGATTTATCTAAACTCAATGAAAACACCTATTATCCGATTATTTTTCCATTAGTAACTTCTCGACGTTATGCCTTTAAGGTTTTTAGGACCTTAGGGCAATATAGTGACAATAAACCCAGCTATGCCACTCACAGCACCAAAGGTTTTGCCGTGATTGTGGAATGGCAAGTGAGTGCTTCTGGATGGGGAACACAGTCTGAAAACCGCATCATTGATAATTTTGATTGGCGATGGACAAATCAATCCCCTGTGATGGGGCCAGCTCAATTAACGAATGGTTCTGTGGAATATATCTATTTGCGAGGAGGTGCTAAATATCAGCTCACTAAGCATAAAAGTGTTAACCATCAAATTATCACCCGCACTTATACCAATAACAAACAATCGGTGGCACCGAAAGGATTTGTGGCGAATGAAGTACCTAAGTCCAGCGAACAGAAAGCCAATGCAACGGCGAATGCGGTAAACCAACTTGAAACTAAGGTGACTGAGGTCTCAGGTAAAGTGACCTCTACCGCCCAGCAAGTCACTCGCCTTGAAAGCCAAGTGGGTACAAGTTCAGCCAAAATTGAACAAACGTCGAAAGTGGTCACCGACATAAATGGCAAAATTTCCGCATCATGGACAATGAAAGTTCAGCAAGATAGCAAAGGGAATAAAGTCATTACGGGCATTGGCTTAGGGTTTAATGCACAAGGAAATAGCCAATTTCTGGTCAATGCCCAAAACTTTGCAGTGATATCGTCATTAAATGGCAAAGTGGTGACACCGTTTATCGTGAAGAATGGACAGTTGGTTGTTAATGAAGCTTTTATTGGTGATGCAACTATTACCAGTGCAAAAATAGCTAATGTATTGCAATCAACCAATTTCAGCCATGCAAACAAGGTGGGCTATCAACTTAATATGCGCACTGGTGAAGAAATTAAATATGGGAATAACGCTCAGGGGTACTGGATTGAAACAAACATATTAAAACGTTTGTTTGATAAAAAAGGCACAATGCGTATCAGAATGGGGATATGGTAATGGGCATGGGTTTAGAAATATATGATGAGAAAGGGCGACTCATTATTGGAGAAGACACTATTATACCGCGCCACTTGGGGCAATTTGACCTTCCTTTGTCCCAATATGGATCTCTTACTATTCCTGAGATTTCCTTAGGAGGTGAGGTTGTTTGCCATTTCTGGCTACGGTATCGCTCTCGATGGAGTGGTGAATTTCATGTAGATAAGCCTAATGAGAGAACAGAGTACTCCATATCTGGGAACACGTTAAATTACCGCGTTGATTACAATATCTATCGCTGGGAGAACAATGGCTCTGGTGGTGGGCAGACACAAGCGAATGACTCATTCTCAAGTCATGTTGTCGTATGGGTGGTGTGAAATGGTTGGTGTAGAAATTTACACAAATAATAGGCTGATACAATTAACCGATAAACTCGAAACAATATGTGTTTTGAGAAAAGCAACTCCTGATGAACTAACGTCATCATCAGGCCCTCATGATAGCTATCCGAGAATCTATGCGTTAAATAGCCAATGGATGGTTGCTCCGATTTCCAAGGTAAGCATACCTCAACACGGAGTTGGTCTTGAAGTTTATGATGAGCAAGGGAAAATGAAATTTTCATCTCTTGCTAAGTTGGTCTGCTTTGAGAAATATTATGATGTCAATACGGGGAGCGCTGGCAAAGGCTCATTAAGAATCGCAGGCAAAAGTGGTCATCGGTATGGCATGATTAAGACTCGCTCTATGGGGTATTTTCATAATACAAACATACGAAGCTACATAGACCCTGACACGTGGGATGAAGTTTGGACATTCAAAAGATATAGCGAGCGTTATGTCTTGATTGATGATGTGGGAGGGTTAACATTTGAGTATCGATACGAGTTCTTAGGAGAAGAGGATGGCTGGATAAGTATGCCTCCGAGTCGAGAAGGTTCTGGATTAATGGAACAAGGGCTTATGATAGACGTTTCAATGTTAGAAGATTAAATACCGCACTAATGTGGTTTTTTTGTATCTAAATTTTAGGAAATAAATCATGATATACACAACAGGCACTGTTAGCACAGTGTCAGGGTCTGCTATTGTCTCTGGCACAGGTACCATTATTTTAATTAAAAATGGTAATGCTAATTTTATTTATATGGTGGACAGGGTTAATAGCGATACAGAATTAGTCATTTCACAACCGGCTACATTTACCGTAAAAAACACTAGTTACAGCATTAATCTCACTGAGCCGAACTCATACAGCGACGCTAATAATCGTATGACCGCTATTGCATCAGATATTACGTAGTTCTTAAACGAGCAACGAGTTACGCTCGATGGTGTTAAAAAAGTGCTGGGGGATATTAGTAAAAAGTTAGATAAAAGTGGTGTGGACCTTTCAGGGATTTCGAAGTGCGATTACACGTAATACACAAATGGCTTATTGTGTGTTTCGACAAAAATCCACCTTAAAGGCGAGCGCTATTGGTCTTTGCCGACAATATTATCGCATTTAGATAAGTGTGTTGTGTTTTATCATACCACCAACTCTCAAGCGGAAGTGAGCTATTTAGCGCATAAAAAGCAATTATACAGTTCAGCCCAAACAGACATTTATGTGTGTGTATTCGTTTCAGGAATGGTTTTGACCCCGAAGAAACGTTGGGGGTTATCACTGTACAGTGAAGATGGAGCACGGGTCTTTAATACGGACTATTTGCCTTTTACCCGAGGAAAATCAATGGAATTGTTATTACGGGAGGGGAGTGTAGAGACTCCATATAGTTTGCCTTTAGTCTGTGCAACCAGTCAGTTTGTGAATGCGTCTTATCAGGATGACCCTATTGATTGGGCCAAGCGCAATACGGGGATACGTTTTCGGGGAAAACAGATTTTTGTGAGCGAACGAATACGTGATGCTCATCGGCAACATCATGTAGAGCAACGTATTCCCTTTTATGTCCTTAATGGTTCACATTATTTTTAATAAAATGAATACCTGTCTATATTTATGTGGGATACATGTCGCTTTTCTTTATTGGCATAATGCTTTCTGCTGATAATGATTGTTTTGCTTTAATCATTTCTTTTTCATTTGAAAATTTATAATTAGGCAATAGTTCTTTAGGTTTGACACCTAAAATAAACGCGATAGAGAATAAATGTTCTACTGTTATTTTGGTATATCCATTCTCTATACGTGAATAGTGCTGTTGACTTATTTCCAATGAATGGGCTATTTCCCTCCCTGTCATCCCTAATTCTTTTCTTTTTTGCTTTATTCTATAAGCAATAATGGAATTAATTGTACTCAT